GAATTAGCGGGTACCGTGGCACAGACCTGATCGTTGGCCGTAGCGCCAATGATATCAATCACCGCGCTCTGCGCCATGACAACATATCCGACGTTGGCAACATTAGTACCAACAGTAGAACCCGTCGTATCTTTGATAGTGCCAGCCTTAATAGGGCCGGAAAACGTCGTGTTAGCCATGTATATCTCCTGTCTTGGCTAGTGTCAGCTACACAATGTAGCTGTCAGAAGTAAGTTATTATACAAAATAAAAAGGGGGGCATCAAGTGCCCCCCTTAATATAGCAGGTAAGTTGTTACGCCCCCTGCGAGCCGAAAATCCCGAGGGGATCCGACACGCCGAAGCTATAACGCTCACGAGCCTTGTAGCGGCTGTTGCCCGTATCGAAGTCAGCATCCATAGAGGTCTGCATCGGGGTACGAACAAAGTGCTTCAGGCCGTTCGGAACGTCGGTCATAAGGAACCAAGCATCCGTGTCCGTCAGGTAGTGGTTAACCGTGTAACCCTCGGGGATCGAACCATTATTACGCAGTGCGTTAATGTCGTTATCCGCCGTGCCCACGCGACCTTCCGTATCCAGAAGACGTGTAGCAACGAACATGAGGTTCGGCGGAACCACCAGCTTACGCGGTTTAGCCGCGATCAGGAGGCCACGCTCGTCCGTCCAACCAGCAATCTGAATGACCGCCGCCTCAAGAGAAGTCTCGTTGAGGTCAGCCGCCGTCGAAGGCGTGTTGGAGTTGGTGCCACCCGAAACAAGCGGGTGGGCCGTCGAGCAAAGAACCTGACCATCACCATAGGTAACGCCAGAGCCGGTGAACGCGTTGTTCAGAACCGACGCAGCCTTAACCTGCTTGGTGTACGCCATAGCGCGGGCGAGAGCCTTCGTGTAACGAGACGACAGAGAGTCGTACAAGTTATCTTCGATAGCTTCTTCAGTAACGGAGAAGCCCATCGCGATGGTCTCGTGCGTATAGCGAGCAGTCCACGACTCCTGTGCGTTGTCATATTCGATGGCAGAGCCTTCGTTCTTGACAGGCGCGGCGGAGAAGCCGGACAGCTTGGTCTCTTCTTCAAAGGAACGATCCGAAGTCTCAGACTCGAAAATTTCCTTATGCTCCTCACCGTACTTGGCGTACTCAAGGCCAAACAGAGCGTTTAGGCCGGGGAGGAGTTCTTTCAGTAATTGGGCGCGTGAAATAGCCATTTTACATCACTCCTTATACGCCAGTGGTGTTGTCAAACTGATGGCCCGCGTTCCACTTAACGAGAGCTTCAGTATAACCGCCGGACGCGTTCTTGGTCTCCTCAACCAGACTCACGATCCGGAACGGAAGCGTGTTGGTCGTAGCGGAGGTGTCCGAAATCGCGCACTTGGAATTGCCAGTAATCGTGCTACCGGTGTTGTCCACACCAGCGACGTTAGCGCCAATATCCGTGATCGCGAGATCGCCAATCGTCGTACCAGACGAAACGACAGCGACCTTAAACAGGACATCCGTGGCATCGACAACATACGCTTCGATGTCGCTAGCAACCGTGCTAGCCGGATAATACTGCTTAAAGGTCTTCTGCTCAGTGCTCGGGTCTGTGAAAGAACAGCCCACAAAAACGCCAATCGGCGTCATGGCAGCGTCGAACGTATCACGCTCAACGGTACCACCGGTAACGAGTTTAACAGCGTCCCCATTAAAGATGCTCGTGGCATAGCCGCTGGCAATGCCGTAATGACGAGTAACACCTACAAAGGGAACACCGCTAAGCAGCTTTACCGGGACAAGCCCATAAGGGCCATCAACAGTAGGATAAGCCATAATTAGCTCCCATGCTTAAGGTTTAGGTTCCAGTTCCAAAAGTAACCTTCGTTTTTCTGTCGTTAAACAGAGGCATACGAGGGTCATTTTCGCGCATAAGGTTGTTGTCAACTGACTGCATCTGAGATTTGGTCTGCTCATTGTAGTAAGCGTTCCGCTCTTCAACCAGTTCAGCCGGAGCCTTACAAAGCATAAGACCACCGATCACAATGTTATCCTTGAAGCGTTCCTGCTCCACAGCAACCATAGTGATCTCCGGGTGATCCGTTGCCTTTACAGGCTCCCAACCTTCGCGGAGTTTTGAGGAAACATTAGTGGCGTCTACCTGCCCTTGCGTAGACACTCGAACCCAGTGGTACTTGTAACCCGGCTCGGGATCAGGAGAAGGTAGAACCTCCGGTCGCTGCCAAGCTCGTCTACGGGCACTTTTCTCACGAGTATCGTGCTCACGATCAATTCGGTTATCAGCCATTACTATTCCTCATTTGTATTGCAACCTGTTTGGCGTATTCATCGAGAGGTACTCCAAGACGTTTCGCAAGGTTTACCTGTGTTTGCGTTAGTACCACCTTCTTAGGTGCTGTGCTCCGCGTAGCGGGGGCAACCACATTAGCCTGACGTTTTGGCGTCCTCTTCTCGTCATCTTCTTCAGCATCGTCCGATGAATCATCGAAGTTCTCTGGGAAGACCTGTCGCATACGAGTGTCTAAACTCTCGTAGTACTCATCACTCCTCGGGTCTACACCCGACTTAACGAGCTTATTATGCAACCCCAGTGCAAAGCTCGTCATTTCGTCGTCTGTACCGAACCACGTATTAGACTCTGCCCAACTCGCGGCCCGTTCATCAACCTGTACCGGGGCGTTATTACTTCCGTTAACTCCAGAGTCTACAGACCTCTCTTCTTCCTGTAAAGGAGATAACTTGATATTATTTAGCCTATCTGCCTTGATCTTGACATTGGTTAAATTTTCTTGCGCTTCAAGAACAGCATCTGAATCGCCAGCTTCGTAAGCATCTTTATAGGCTTTCTTTGCTTGTGAAAGTTCCGCCTCGATTGTCTGCTTAGCTTGGTCAAGAAGCGCCGTCTGGTTCCTACCTACGGTGCTTTTCAGGTTGCGATTCTCTTCAACCAACTGCTGAGTGTAGCGCTCTAACTCTTGCCGTTCACGCAAGGCTGCTTCTTTAGCACGGCGCTCATCATGGTAGCCTTTGCTAAAGTGCTTAATGCGTTTCTGAACCTTCTCAGAATACTCTTCGAGTTCCTCGTCGGTTACATCATCCGGCGGATCAGACGCTTTACGCCCTCGATCAGCCTTTGGAGTGTCGTCCACAACTTCGATATCAAGCTCTTCACTTGGTTTACCGCGCTGCAGACCGCTTTCTTTGCTTCCGCTACTAGCTTGCTCATTCTTAGATTTCTCCAAAGGTTTTGCGCTAGACGGCTCTACCTCAATTTCAACACCGCCCTCCTCCACATTGTCGGGATCAGGCAGCGAATATTCAACTTTTTCAAAAGGCATATTTTATCTCCCTACGCCGTCATGATGCCGCTAGGGTCAGGGATAACAGCTTCGATGGAATCGTCGTTCATAAGACGAAACTCTTTGCCGTTAACCTTAAAACGTGTGCCCGTATTCATACGGAACATCACGTAGTCACCCGGTTTACACCACGGACCTTCAGGAAAACGCTCCTTATCACTGTAAGCACCCTCGCCCATATCAATCACGATACCCATGATCGACATAATATACTCTCGGTGTTTCTCCGTATCCGTCTTAAGCAGAGAACTACCTTTGTAGTGGTCCTCGATTTCAGGCAACGCTACCAACAAGCGGTACCCAACTGGCTTGGGAAGCTGGGCCTCCCAGTCTTCTTCAGAAACGTCGTTGATATTAACAACTTCACTCATCATCGTCTTCCATATGACTTCGCAAGAGGTCTTCCATGTGTGAGAGCGCGGTATCGAGACCCCGAATTACACCGCACAATTCCCTATACTCAGCGTAGTCCTTGGAACTACCGCTGGATAGAAACTCCACTGCAGAGGAGCGTTGCTCCTCGATACGTTCTTTAAGCACGTCAAAGACGGTTTTTGCCATTATCGGCCTATGTATTCCTGTTTGGTGTTGTTACGCTCTTGAAGATCTCAAGATCTAGCTTGTCAGTCTCGGTCTTAGCCTTGACCTTGGCTTGCGCTGCATCCACCGCGATAGAAGCCTTCTCCAACTCCAGCTTCTTAGCTTCGAGGAGAGCATCAACTTTATCAGACTCCACCTTACGCTGTTGCTCAGCCAAACGTATCTGAACATCAGCCGCATCTTTTTGAGCCTTGCGCTGGACTTCAGCCTGCTTAGTAGCGGCTTCCTGACGGCGTAGCTGTAGAACTGGATCTTGCGCTTGCTGCTGGGCCTGCTGTTGCGCTGCTTGCTGCTGATGCGCCTGCGTAAGTTGTTTACCAGCATCAGCCACAAGCCGAGCAAGATCAACCTCTATGTCTTCAGGAAGCTCCTCATCCGGCGGAGGTAGTGGTACACCCAAGCGCTCCTCAATCTGCTTGCGGTAACTAAACCCGAGATGCTCAGCAATATGAGCCTGCAACGAGGCCATAATCTGTTGCGCCTGCGGATTCTGACCAATCATCTGCGCGATCATCGGATCTTGCATAAAAGCTGTGTGCGTTGCGATATGCGCGTCATGGTCTTGGTAGATAAACGCACGCATCGGTTTACCAATAAGTGCGTCCATATTCTCGCTAACCGGGTCTTTCGGTTTGAGGTCTTCTTTAGTCGGAACAAGTTTATCTGCGTTCTTGACCCCAAGAACCTCGATCATCTGCCTATGCAGGGCAGGTAGGTCATAGATCTGCGGTGCAGACTGGGCCATCTGGAGGACGGCCTGATACTGCACAACCCGCTGCGCCATCGTCGAACTATTCGGGTCGCTAACAGGGATTACGTCTACGAGCGCGTAGTCAGCTTGTCGGGCGCTGACCTCCCCCCTTAAGGGTTCGTAGCCGTACTCAGCAGGGGCGTACTCGGCCATGATCGCCTTGAGGAGCTTGAACTCCTGCTTCATGGCATAATGTACGCGAGCCTGCACCGCAGCCATTGGCTTGAGGGTACGCTCAAGCAACGCAAGTGTCGTGCCCACTGGGGCGTTAGCCGACATATCAGAGATGTTCATATCGCTGATAGCGCCGAGCCTACGACCTTCCTGCGTAATTTTGTCGAGTAGCTGGAGTAGGGTCTGCGACGGCTCCTTATACGGAAGCGGCATAATGTTGTCGCGCACACTGCCAGACGGCACATCTACGTCGCGCCACTCACCGGGTTCAATCGGCGTATCGTCGCCCTTGATGCGAAGCCCTCGGGACTTAAGACCGCCCGGAAGGTTAGACAGCGTACCCGCATCAACCAACTGACGGATAAGTGACGTACCGGCCCGTGCGTAGCCACCAATGATATGGATCAAGCCAAGACCGTAGAACCCAAACCCCGGCACATAAACGTAATGCACGAAATGCTGCCGCTTAAGCATCAGCGGATCTTCGGGGTTCCAGTTACGGCGAATAGCTAGAACAGCGCCGGTGCCACGCTCAATGGTAACGACGTATGGGCGAGCGACTTCATCATCAGAATCATCAAAGCCGTCGATAACCATATCGACGTGAATCTCGTAGATGCTGTAACGCTCGTCGTCAGTAATCGAGTAGCCGCCTTCCTCCGCTTTTCTCTCTTCAATATCAGTGTGGAACGGCTGTGGGTCGCCTAGCTCGATATCCCGGTAGAAGCCACTTACCTGTAGCTTGCGAAGTTCGTTCTTGGTCTTACGCATAATGTGCGTAACACGCTCTGCGCTCTCGATGTGAGAGGCTCCGTAGGGTACGATAACATCTTCAGCCGGGACGTAGATCGCCACCTGCCGCATGATGTTCGGGTCGTAATAAACTTTCTTGAACGCAGACCCAGCCAGACCAAGACTGTAGAGCAGGCGCTCATGCTCCGGGCGGTACTCAACCATCCGCTCCGTAAGCTCGTAGTTCATGTCCGCCTTTACGCGCTCGGCGGCTTCCATCTTGTCTTGGTTCTCTTCTCC